CAAACAGGCCGCTATTTCAACACATGCTGGGGAACCAGCGGTGGCAGGCGGATTTGCGCCAGGCTATTCATCATCGAATGTTGGCGTGAACATGATCGGCCAGTACTACACCTACCGCGAAGGTGAACAAAGAAACGCCGCCGTATCGGTGCCAACGATCAACCGCGCAAACTCACTTTTCAAATCGGTGATTGGTTCAATGCCGTTGAAAATGTATAACGAAATGTGGAACGGCGATGAAATGGAAAAGGTGTACATCGCACCGCGTTCATGGTTACGCCGCCCAGATCCATCTGTTTCATATCAGTTTTTGATGGCGTGGACGCTTGACGATTTGCTGTTTTACGGGCGCGCATTTTGGTACATCACCAGCCGTACCGCTGATGGTTACCCTGCATCGTTCACACGTTTGCCAGCGGGATCAATCACCACCACCGACATGGCACCACCAGTCTGGTTTGCGCCATCGTCACAGGTGTATTTTCAGGGCGGTGAAATTGACCCAGCGAACCTTGTGCAATTCTTATCACCTGAACAGGGTTTGGTTTATTCTGCACCAAACGCAATTGATACCGCGTTGAAATTAGAGCAAGCGCGAAACCGTAACGCATCATCATCAATTCCTGCTGGCATATTGCGCCAAACAGAAAACAGCGAACCACTAAGCGCCCAGGAACTTTCAGATCTTGCTGCACAATTCAATGCAGCGCGCGCGACAAACCAAACTGCCGCGTTGAACCAGTATTTGACCTACACAGAAACCGCTGCAACACCTGACAAAATGCTGTTGATTGAGGCCAGCCAATATCAGGCGCTGGAAATGTCACGCTTAGCAAACGTTCCGCCATACCTTGTGGGCGTTGCTACTGGCGCGTATTCATACCAATCAAGCCAGCAGGCCCGCGCGGATCTTTACTTGTTTGGTGTCAAGTTGTATGCAGATGCCATTGCTGGTGCGCTGTCAATGGATAATGTTTTACCGCGTGGCACGTATGTCGAATTTGATGCTGATGAATACCTAGAGGAAAATTTCATGGCAGACAAAATGGACGATACAGAAACCGTTATTGAGGAAAACACACAAGAGGAGTTAGCAAACCGATGATCAAACTAATTGCAGGCGATTTCACGCTAGATGCAGCGCAAGGCGAACAGCCGCGCCGTTCAATTTCTGGAACCGCGGTTCCTTATAACGTGCCTGCCCGCGTCAGCGATGGCACAGAGGTGATTTTCCGCCCAGGATCCCTGCCTGTTGAAGGCAAGGCACCGCGCCTGTTTATGTACCATGATGCCTCAATGCCAGTTGGTGTGGTCACCGAACGCGTGGACACCGAACAGGGCATGATGTTCACAGCCAAAATTAGCGCCACCACATTGGGCAATGACGCGCTGGTAATGGCATCAGACGGCACGATTGACCAGGTCAGCGTTGGCGTAAACCCAACCAAATTTTCTTACGATGAAGCAGGCACCATGATCATCGAAGCAGCCGAATGGCAGGAACTAAGCCTGGTTCCAATTGGCGCGTTTGGAGATATGGCTAACATCTCACAAGTGGCTGCAAGTATCCACCAAGAGCCAGAGGAAATCAGCAATACTGAAACACAGGAACCGATTGAAAAGGAAACAGAAATGTCTGAACCAGTAGCACCAGCAGTTGAAGCAACAATCCCAACCGCACCAATTTTTGCACAAGCCAAAAAAGAATTTGCTTTGCCATCAGCAGGCGAATACATGGCTGCCTACCACATTGGTGGTGACACATTCGCAAACATCAACAAGGCTGTTGCTGAATACACCGCAGCAAAGCGCACACCGCTACAAGCAGCCGCTGGTGATGTTCTCACCACAGACACCCCAGGTTTGCTACCTGTTCCAGTCTTAGGGCCATTGGTTCAAGACCTGAACTTTTTGCGCCCAGTAGTCGAAGCAGTTGGCGCACGTTCATACCCAGACAGCGGACAATCAAAAACCTTCGTGCGACCTACCATTACGACACACACGTCGGTAGCCGCTCAAAGCCCTGAACTGTCAGCAGTATCAGCAACCACAATGGTGATCGCATCAAACAGCGTTACCAAAACCACATTGGCTGGTCAGGTCACATTGTCGGTGCAAGATATCGATTTCACTAGCCCAAGCGCAATGTCATTGATCCTCAATGACTTGATGGGCGAAGCAATGATCGCCAGCGATAATTTGGCAGCCGATAACTTGCTTTCCGCAGCAACCTCATCTGGTGTTTGGGACGGAACGCCAGAGGATTTGTTGAAGTCAGTTTATGACGCGGCAAATGACGTTGCATCGGGCCGTAACTGGATGCCGACACACATGTTTGTTTCCGTTGACGTTTGGGCACAACTTGGCCAATTGGTTGACAGCAGCAAGCGCCCATTGTTCCCATTCATCGGCGCAGGCCTCACAGGTCAAAACGCATTGGGATCATCAAGCGCTGGATCATGGAACGGCACCCCAATGGGTCTGCAATTGGTAGTTGACAGCAACTTTGCTGCAAAGACCATGATCATCACCCGCGTTGGTCAAGGCCAGGGCGATGCCTTCGAATATTATGAGAGCATCAGGGGCTTGCAGTCATTGGAAAATCCATCAGTCTTGGGTCGCACGATGAGTTTTCATCTTTATGCGTCAACCTTTGCAGCAATCCCAGGAATGATCCGCAAGATCACCCAGGCTTAGTAGAAAGGCGGCCTAACCGCCATGGCTACTTACACAGTCACCAATAAATACCTGGTTGACAATTACGCAGTCCTGCAATTACTCACCCCCAATGAAATTGCAGTTGGGCAATCCATCACCGTTGCTGGTGTTGATGCAACATTCAACGGCACAGCATCGGTGGTGGCTTTACCCCAATACCTGTTTTTGGGAACTGACACACAGGGCGATTTGCTCTATGACTATCAGGTACCAATTCAAAACCAGGTGCTGTACGCCAAAACCGCTGACAATGTTGAACGCGTTGCAGCATCAGGCACCGTTGCATACAACCCTGTTTGCACATGGATCACCGCAGGCAACATTGAGGATTGGTTAGGCATTGGAACCGCTACCGCAGCAGACACCACATTTTTGACGCAATGCGCCAGCGCTGCAAACGCTTACTGTTATCGCAAAAGATTAGAAAGCGGATACATCGACAGTTTGACTACCAGCCCGTCTGGTGACGTGACGCTGGGAACAATCCAGTATGGTGGCGCGCTTTACCGTCAACGCGGATCAATTGATGTGTTTGCATCGTTCACCGAAATGGGCACAGCACCAACCACAGGCCTGTCCCCAATCATCAAACAATTGCTAGGTATTCAACGCCCGCAGGTGGCCTGATGCCTGTTGCATACACAGACCTGTTCAATGAGGCGCTGGACGATCTAAAAACCAAATTGGAAACCATCACAGGTTTGCAAGTGGTAACAGATCCCAGAAACCTTGTGCCGCCTTGCGCGTTCATTGGGGCCTGCTCATTCGAAGCATGGAACTACAACATTGTCAAAATCAATTGGCCAGTACAGATCATTTCAATGGGGCCAGCAAACCTTGACGCAATGCGAAACCTGTTGAACCTCACCGCTGGCGTTTTGGCTGGCGTTGGATCTGTTACCGCAGGCCGCCCAACCACCGTTGACATTGGTGGCGTGATGTTGCCATGCTATGAATTGACCGTGATGCAACAGGCACAAACAGCATGAAATATGTGATTGTTTCCCCACGTTTAGGAACACCAGGTGATGAATTTGACGCGGGTGATGAAAACGTGGATCATTTGTTGGCTGGCGGGTTTATTAGACAATCCACCGACAAAGCACCAAAACCATCTAAAGTAAGAACCAAACCGAAGGAGTAGAAACCATGCCTACCAGCACCCTATTGAGCAATCCAAAAGTGTCCATTGGCGCGGCCATCGGATCAATTGTTGATTTGACTGACCAAACCACCGCAGCAACTCTTACGCGCACAGTCGAAGCGCTAGAGGACACCGCATTTGGAACGGGATCACGCACCTACACGGGCGGATTGGAAAACAACGAATTGACCGTGACGATGTACATGTCCTATGCAGCAGCAGAAACGTACGCATCATTGTCAGCGCTTGTGGGCACGAAATGCACCGTGAAAG